ATTTCCACCAACCACGCTTCCAAGCTTTTCATCTCCTGCTCCGTACATAAGCGCATAGATGAATGTCTTTGCCTGATCTCTTGATTTAAGTCCTGCAAGCTTTTGATTAGCGGTATGTATGTCTCCGTTAAGTATTTCATTTGTAAACTCCTCGTCTTTCATATAGTGAGATAACATTCTTAGTTCTAAACCTGACGCATCAATACCTAGTAAGACATTACCTTCGTCTACTGTCCAACACGCACGACACTCCTTGCCATAAGGCTGACGTAAGCTAGGAATCTGCGCTGTGTTTGGACTACGATGTGTCATGCGACCTGTGATAGCACCGTTAGGTATAACAAAGCCATGTATTCTACCATCTTCTTCAACTGCTTTCACCCACGAATCAACCTGTGCTATACGTTTCTGTAACAAAAGAAACTCTGCAATGAGACTAGCTTCGTGTATGTGTGTAACTTCTGATAAAGTTTTTTCATCTACAATAGGCTGACCAGTAGGTGTAAATCTTTCTGGCTTCCAACCAAAGTCAATCAAGTATTCTCCAATCTGTTTACGACTGCCAAGATTAAAGTCAACTAACTTTCTACGCATGAAAGGATCTGTGTTACCAAACCACAAACAGTTATCGTACTCTTCATCAGACAATCCACGTTTGGATAACTGACCATCCTTCTTAATATAAGGTGTAACTATTTTATCATCTACCCATTTAGGTTTAAAAGTATTATGTACTTCATCTTCTATCTTTTGTTTTCTTTCTCTCAGATCAGCGAGCAATATCTCAGCAGAGTAACTATCAAACTTAAATCCGTTCTCTTCTTGCTCCTTCATTATCTTTGCAACACCATGTTCTAGTAATACACTTTCCTTAGAAAACTGTTTAGATTCTAAACGTAAGCTCTTGAATACTAGAGTATTTAACTGCACATCTCTGACACAATACTTCAACATTTCTGCAGAATAATCTTTGTACTCTTCAAAAGAAATCTTAGGATATTCTAACTTGTATCCCCAAGCTTCAAGACTATGACCACCTGCTCGAATAGGATTGAGAAGTCGTGACAACACTAAGGTATCTAATGCTTCGATATGAGACAGATCAGTACCTGTTAGTTTTTTAACTACAGGAATATCAAAGCCAACAATATTGTGTCCTATTAGTCTATCAGCGGTACTTAAAAATTTAACACCCTCATCAATCTGATTAGGTTTAAACTTAAAAATCTCTCCTGAGTTAGGATCTTGACACACTATACAATGTATCTTTGTTGCTTTAAGATCGTCTGTTTCTATATCAAATACTAAATCCATATTAAAATCCTTCGTTATTTTCTACTTCTAAATCTTCGTTAGATATTTCTTTAAGTCTACCTGTTTCGTTATCATATAATAAATGACAAGCCATACCAACATCACCTGTGTACCTAGACTTTAATACACGAACCTTAGTTGTCTGTGACTCTTGATGATCGTCTGACTGTTGGTTACGTTCAAGAGCCAATACACAATCACTAAGCTGTGCAATACTTTGACTGCCTCTAAGGTGAGATAGGTTTACTTCGATACCGTTCTCATGTCCTTTGTTACCATCAATCCTACGCAAGTGTGATACAAGAATAAGACCTGCACCTGTTTCTTCTACTATAGATCTAAGCTTAGTCATAATAGAATCAATGGTACGTCTTTCATCTCCTTCAGTAGATGCGCTGACAAGCATGTGCAAGTGATCTACTACTACCCATTTACAGCCACAACCTATGATCATAAACCTTATCTTAGAAAAGATTTCGTCTAGCTCGTTAGCTCCAAAATGAGCATGTACCCATACTCTATTCTTATTCTGTCCATCATATAGAATATCAAAGAGCTTATCTAATTCTTCTTTAGAATATCTTTCTCGTACCTGATCTATATATAATCTAGCGTTAGCTTCAATAGATAAGATACCATCAATAGTTCTGCGCCAGTCTTCTTCAAGTGCAATGATACCTACGTTATCTTTAGTCTGGTTAATTAGCCAGTGTTCTATCTCTCTCGTAACACTAGACTTACCAAGACCTGTACCACCTGTAAGAGTAACAAGCTCACCTTGTCTCATGCCATACAGCTTCTTGTTAAGACCTTCGTATGGGTAAGGTACGCTCTCTTTCTTTTCTCTGTTGTGAAACTTCTCACGTTGTTCAGAGACATTGATAACTCCAGATGGAGTGTACGTTTTAGCAGACCACCAAGCTTCAGTAAACTGCTTGTGTTTGTTCTGCCGTAGCATATCGTTAGGATCTTTACACCCTGTAGGCAACGTCATAATACGAGCCTTGCTAGGCTTAAACAATCTAGCTACTTTAGTGCTTGCTTCTTTACCTGCTTTGTCATTATCAAATGCAATGATAATGTTTTCAAAGTCATCAAAGAACTCAAGACTTTCTTTTATATCTCGTACTGCACCTGCTGCACCACGCTTAATAGAAACTACAGCCCACTTACTACCTAGTAATTCGTAAGCTGCCATCGCGTCACATTCGCCTTCGGTAATCGTTATGTATTTACCGCTTTTAAATAACTGCTGTCCAAATAAACCTGTGTCACTATACGTTCCTTGTAAAAAGAAACCTTTATCATTTACGTTACGACACTTGGTTGCTGATAGTTCGTGTCCGTTGTAGTAAGGATAGAAATGTTTAGTTACTCTGCCTTGTAAATCGTGCTGTGCTTTCACACCATATTTTTTTGCAGTCTCTAACTTTATCTTTCTATCTGTCAACGCAGAATAAGTACCTGCTATATCATTTACTTGTTGTTGTTGTTGAACAAGTGGTTTAATTTTATTTACTTCCATATCTTTTCCTTTGCTTGCATCATCATAGTTAGGCATGAACTTATCACAGCTAAAACATTTTGCTGATCTGTCTTTATTGATACCAACAGCATCACTGCTGTCACACAAAGGACAAGGTTGGTGTACCAAATCCCATTCTTTCTCGTCAAACTCTGCCCTCATGCTTTGCTCCTTTTTAAAAAAAGAGAGGCGGATAAGTCACCAACTTATCTCTTATACTGTTGTCGTGTTACCTCTCGTCAAGTTTAGTTATTAGATTTTACTGCGTCTTCTCCTTCTACCAATTCTTCATCGGATTCTCCTGTTGGTTTAGCATCTTCATTAACAATACTAATTATCCTACTTGAAAAAAAGTTAAGGCTTGCGTCTATCTCCTCCATGTCTAACGCAAGAGTTGCTTTCTTCTGATTCAATCTTTGTATCCTACCAAAGATACCTTGTGCTTCTTCTGGTAAATCCTCTACCGAAATCTGCACATCATCAATAGTAATAAAAGGTTTCTGTTCATCGACCATCTTAAAACTCCTCGTTATCCAAGTCACCGCCATCTTCATAGTCAACAAGCTCGTTAACCTTAACAGCGACTAACTCTCCAAACGTACCATAAGCTGTACTGTATGGTCTAACCTTTACAGTAATGTTAGAACCATTACCAATCAAACAATCTAAAGGATTACCATCAGCATCAATTAGCTTTGGAGCTTTGTTAGCGACACCATCTTTCTTACGTATCGCAGTCTTACTGAACATGAACGCAGGCTCATCATACTTAGCGTTGCCTGCTCTATCGGTAGACTGTTTAAGACCTGCTGCTTCTAACTCAGTTGCTGTGTCTTCGTCAGTCAAGATAGTAACCATGTATTTATGTGGCTCAAAACGTGTGTTAGGTACAGACACGTTAGCCCACATTGCTTTTCCTGTTGCGTACATCATTTTTATTTTACCTCTTTCGTTGCTATAAAAATTAGATCTGGTTTTATATTATCGTAAGACCAGAAACTTACTCGCTCAATCAGCGAACAAACAAGATAAAAAGGAAGGTGATACATGAGGGCTACATATCTTGTTCGTGATTTGAATTGTATATTATACACTAGTCCTCTTCCTATGTCAACTATTATTTTCTGTTGCTACTGTTTCAAATGTAAAGACAGATAAGTTATCTTCAATCATC